TTACTATTTAACTGAGTATCTGCTGCCGCTCTTGCGGTCGCTTCCGCCGTGATGTTGTCCTGCAGGACTTTTCCCTGGTACGCATCCAGCACGTTTCCGGTTGAAGTGGAAACGCAGTTGTTTACGATGTTCCCGGTATGGAGTACGTACGCAAGACCTGCCTTCAGATCCGCAAAGAACTTGAAGATGTTCAGTCCGGTCACGAACTTCGAGAGGAATGTCGGGAAACTCGTGATCGTACTGGTATCGCTCGTGTCGTAGGTAGGATCCTTGACCTTGTCGATGGCATCATGGTTGGCGAACGTGTTGTTTGCAAGCTGTTCCACCGCCTGGTTCAGTATATCTGCATGGCCTTTATCCGTCGTATCGAACTCCGGAACTTTGCTGTTGTACGACGGACTGGTATTTGTATAGTCTTTCATTTCTCATCCCTCCTTTAGAATGTGTCCGTGATCTGGAACACCATCTCCATGTCGCTGTCCTTGCCCTTTGCGGAAAAGCTCTTGATCGCGACCAGATCTCCGTCGGCGTCATAGAGGGCTGCCTCATTGATGCTTTTTCCGGCCAGTGTCGCTTTGGCCAGTGTGCAGACATATAGGACGCTGATTCCGTCCGCCTGCAGCGTGTAGCTGTCTACGACCTGCCGGAGCAGTTCGTTCTGCAGCGCGGTATCCGTTGCCAGCGGTGTGCGTACGCTGGATCCGGATGCGGCTCCGTCTCCGAAAGCCACTCCTACGATTTTCGGAACGGTCGTTATGATTCCTGCCCTTGCCTTTACCATTTTTGCCTTTGCCTTATTGGTTACGACTGATTCACTCATGTTAGATGTCCTCCTCTTCTATTTTTGCGGCCAGTTTGTTGGTTCCGTCGAGATAGTAAGTCCCGTCCAGATACCATAGGCTGCTGTTCATGATCAGGTGTATGGAGTCGGATTCGGAAATCTGGTCCCCGAACCGATGGATAGTTGCTGTTTCAAAAGATTCGTTCGTGTTGTCTACTGTCAGTTCGACGTGTGGCGTGAAATAAAGGGCTACAGCCTCGTTTTGCGACACATACCATGGAATAACCGTCTTTCCGGTGAAGCCGTCCAGAATCGTTATCTGGAACTTCCATCCGGTCCCCATCGGGAAGATGTAATAGCCGTTCTTCAGGGTGACGGAACCGTCCAGGTACCAGCTGCCGTCCAGAAAGATATCCGTCGGCGCGTAGTACATGAAGAAGTACATGTGATGGATGATACGGTTTAAGATCACGTGGTTCGTCCAAGTAAAAACGATGTTCTGGTCCAGGTTGCCCTTGAACAGCAGGCCTAGGTGTGCCGGAATGGACCCTTCAATCATCGTCCGGATATCGTCTATGTATTCCGACGGGTCCCCGGTAAAGGTCATGTTGATCACGATCTCCGAATTCTTGAGCTCCACGGTGCAGGCGCATTCGGCGAAAGCATTGATGATCTCCGTGATCTTGTCTTTCGACATCTTTCCGGATTTTGTCCAGATCGCCTGCACGAAAGCCCGTCGCTCGGACAGGGACTTGTTCGGGTAGTACGGGATACCTAGGAACTTCTCCATGCGTGCGATGGAGGCTTCGCTCATGTAGGCGATGAACTGTGCCTGCTCGAGTCCTTCCATATCCTGTGCCATCAGATCGACCGTCCATCCGGCGAACTTCCAGATCGCGACCATTTCGCGGATATCCAGCCAGTAGCGCGGGCTGTACGAAACGATCTCGTCATATCCGCTGCGCTGCTGGTTGTTGAATACGTTAAGTCCCGACATTGACCGTCACCTCCCCGAGGACGCCTACGTTATCGGTGCCGATGGTGATGTTGGCGGAACCTCCGTTTATCTCAAGATCCCGGAAGTCGCTGATGCCGTCCACTCCGGTCAGGATGGAAACGATCTGCACGTAGTGGATGACCATCTGCGTATCGTCGCTCGATTCCAGAGCGATTTTTTTTAAGTACGCCGTGAGTACGGTCGTGGCATTCGCCTTGACCTGCTCGGCGGTATACCCGGATGCAAGGACGGCCGTCAGGGTAAAGGAAAGCTGGGTTTCCACGGCAGCATAGGCATAAAAATGGGCGCCGATGTTGGCGGCACCCTCTCCCAGTCCTTCGTGATTCGGATCCACATATTCCTGTACCTTGTCCACCAGCGCAGATGTCGGCGCGGTTCCGGCAGAACTGATCAGTACCGCCTTGACGGTATTGTCTCCGAGCGCCAGCGGATAGATGATTGCCCGTCCTATTCCGTCGATTGACTCGCACCAGCTCTTGTAATGCTTCTTGTTCCCGTTCTCAGCTGTGTTTGAAACAACGTCTTTCAGGCGTTCCCGCAGGGAATCGTCCGTTTCCTCGTCCGTTCCTTCTTCGTAGATCATCCCGATCGTAGCGGACGTGAGTCCCATCGTATTTCGGACCGGAACGGCTGCGGTTCCCGAGGCGACGGAGTTCGTAGCGGCTCCGGTCGTTTCACACTGCAGATAGTATCCGTCCGAGATCTTCACAAGCGTGAAATAATAGCCGCCGGCCATGAACCGGTCTCCCAGAAGATCGGCAGCCGCCACACCGACGAATGTTACGTTGTATACTGCCGGCGTAGCTGCTTTTCTCGCCAGGTTCCGTTCCTTTGCTTTCTCGTCCAGAAGCGTACCGGTAGCGGTGTCGATCGAATTCATTTCATAGAAATTCGACAGGTCGGAATAGAACTTCGCAGTCCGAATGCAGTGCCCGGTACAGGCATCCATATAAACGGAGCCTTCCCGCGTATCTACGCCGTATGCTTCTCCCTGTTCTCTGGCCTGCTTCAAGAAGTAGTCCAGCGTATAGTCTTCAAACATCAGATCACCTCCTCTTCATGTACGGTTCCATAGATCGTATCGACGTCGAATTTAACAAGAACGCCGTCCTGATTCGGATAGGCGTCCAAGAATTCGATCTCCATGTTGTATACTTTCAAGATCCGTTCGTCGTGGATCAGGGTATCCTCCACGAGGAACTGCATTTCCGTTTCGATGTATTCCCGGGAGGCACCTTCCTCGATGATCGCCTGCTGGATCTCCGAACCGTAGTTATGGTCGTAGATCAGACACCGGAAACGCGGCGTGATCAGGGCTTTCTTGATAAACTGGTTTACGGCTTCCAGTTTGTCCACCATGCCGTGGATACGGCCTTTGTCCCAGTCAATGAAGAACGTATTCGATGTCTTGAGCTGCTCTGTGCTCAGTGTTTCGAACGGTACCGTTGTGTTCAGCGCCATCTTTATGCCCCCTTTCTGTCCAGAATGTAATACCGTTTCCCGTTGTTATACGAAAGCATGTAAACTGTATCTCCGGCAGCAAGTCCGTCCGAAAACGTGATGGTCAGCGTTCCCGAAGTGGCACCGACGCCGGAAAGAGTTCCGGACACGGATGCCTTCCTCGAATATCCGGTCAGGTGCTTGGAAACGGAAAGCGCCGTCGCCGGGATGATTGCCTTCGGGTCATTTGCCAGCGTAACCGAAAGAGGGGACGCGCTCGTAACGGTTCCTTCCACGATCGTCCCGCCTTCCCCGACCATCGTCTGGAAGAGCTGTTTAAATCCGGTCTTATCGTTTAGGTTCATGTCCCCTCCTATGAGATCGTGCTGATATCGTCCGCGAAGTTCAGTTTCACTTTCATCGTGTGTTTATTTCCTTCGAAGGTATGCGTGTCTTCGTCGATGTAGAACGGCCGCGCAATGGAAAGATGCGGGATGACTACATAAACGCATCCGCCGGCAGTAACGTCCGTGATTCCGATGCCGGAAACATTGAGCGTCTGCTCCGGGTTCCCGGATTCCGCGAACATGGATTCCACCAGTTCCTTCATCTGCGCGTCGTTGTACGTATCGTCGATGGACTTGATGTCCTGAAAGATCCCGATCTTCGCTTCCAGAGCGGCGTTGCTCTGCTCGTAGACAACCGCATCATCCTTCGAGAGCAGACGCACGCGGGTCTTGATCTTCTCGATGGATTTCGAATAGCTGTAGTCCGTGATATTCTCCCCGACTTCCATCACCCACAGGGTGGCTGCTTCGCTGCGCTTAAACAGGTTGATGACGCCCTGCGTGGAATTCACGTAGTAGCGGTTCTTCGTCGCCTTGTAGGTCGTGCTCAGCGCATCGAGGATCGTGTCATAGTATGTTTTTTTGACCTTGACGAGATCCGGTATCACGTATCCGGTATTCGTGACCACACCGGGCGTCATTCCGCACCGCGTCAGAGCGTCGGAAAACACTTCATCCGCCCTCTTGTTCTGATAGACGAACGTGTCTTTGTTATTGGAAAGATAAAACATGTTGTCCTTGGCTGTCGCATCCAGAGTCTTCTTGCTGTCCTGGCTGTGCTGCGTGATGATTCCACGGAATAACTCCTTGTCGTCTTCGTACAGCATCATGTGATAGCCGTTGGCGCAGTCGATAGGGATCCTCGGATGTCCGTCCCCGTCGTCGTCCATTAAGGTGGCCTTGACGTAGCGAGGGGCGGAACCTTTTCGTCCGCCCCACTCTACCTTGCTCGAGATCTGGGTCACGTCGTAGGCCTCCTGATCTCCGTTGATAATGACAAGCTTATACATCCCGCACCTCCTTATGCCGCTGGAATGCTTAACACCTGACCGGCATAGATCAGGTTCGGGTTTCCTCCGATCACGTCCTTGTTGGCATCGTAGATCGTCGTATACTTCGCTCCGTCTCCGTAGAACCGCTTCGCGATATTGTACAGGCAATCCCCGGATACGACGGTGTAAGTCTGCGGCGCGGCGGTATTGTCCGTACGGCCGTCTGTAGCTTCTACCGTCGCCGAGGAAGCAGTCGTGTTGATCGTGATCTTGCGGACCGACGGCTTCCGATATTCCTTCATTTTGAGGCTGTAATAGATAGTTCCGACATCTCCTCCCTGGTCATACGGTTCAAAGGATTCGATCGTCGCATACATCGAGATCTTCAACGAACCCGTATAGGTGAAGCGTGCCGGCTTCCCGGATTTCCGGATCTGCTCGATCCGCTGGACGTATTTATTCGCCTTTTTGATGCTCGTTGTGTTCGCTCCGGAAAAATAATGGTTCGGGAAGAAACTGGAGATTTCCACCACCTTGGCGCCGTCTGCCTGAATGATCGTGATCTCGCCTTTTTCCGCTACCTCGATGTTGTCGTTCAGGCTTTTCGTCGCGTAGGATACCTTTTCCGGAAGCACCGGGAAGCGGAACTTTCCGTTCTGCCTCAGATACATCTGGTATTTAGTACTCATAGGCTTCATCTCCTTCGTCCATCATTTCGTTCTTTATGATCTCCATCAAGACCGGCTTCACATTTTCCTGCAGGACCGAAAGCATCTGCTCCTTGCTCGCGTTCCCGTTCATACGGATCGCGCCGGAACCGTTGATGTTTAAAGTAAATGTCTTTTCGGAAGAACGGGTGGCGTTGTCTGTCTGTTCCGCAGCCGTAGGCTGCACATAAGTTTCTACCGGTGTAGCCAATCCCGGATTCAAACCGTTCTGGAATACGCCGAGCATCTTCCCGGTCTGCTGCCACACATCGATGGCGTTCTTCGAATTGTCGATCGGGATAAATGCTTCCGGTCCATTCTCTGCGAAGACTCCGTAGTGCGGGGTATCGAAGATACCGCCGTTCGCATGTTTGGTAGTCTCCGGAACAATCGGGATCGGAAGCGTGCTGTTTGCAAATTTCAGGGTGTTGACAGCAGACTGCGCGTTGGAAATCCCGGTCTTGATCTGTGCAACGTAAGCATCCATGGTCGCCTTGGCAGCTGCAGAAGCGTCAGCGGATTTGTTCATATCCGTTACCGTCTGATTCATAGTGTTCTGGATCGCTGCCATATTGGTATCAAAATCCGTTTTCATGGTTGCCACGTTTGTGGAAAAGGTCTCTTTCGCCGTTGTGATCTGTGCAAACTTATCATTAAAACCGGAAACGAAGTTATTCGCTTCTTCGGATCCGGCTCCGCCCAGCTTCTGTACTTTCTGAACGATGTCATCCAGTTTCTTGGCGGAATCCGCGGAACCGTCCGCAAGGGAAGCGACGATGTCTTTCGACACGCCGGCATCCAGAGCGGCTTGCATGTTCTGGTTGTACCGGTCAAGATACGCAAGCTGGGAATCCCACGCCTTGTTCATCTCATCGATGGATTTCTGCACGGACTTGCTGCTTCCGTCGTACTTAACGTCCATCTGATCAAAAAGTCCCATCTGGCTGTTGATAGATTCATAAGCGGAGTTGTAAGCCTCGTCATAGCTCTTGCAAAGTTCTTCGATGGCTTTTTGCTGGTCTTCGATGGCGGTTTTTGCCATCTCGTCGCTGTTGTCCTGAGCGACGGCGGTGTTTTCCGCAGCAGCCGCTTCGGCGTTATATGAATCCGCGAGCGAATTTACGTCTCTATTAGCTTGTTCCCTTTTTTCATTAAGTTCGTCGTGGGCTTTGGTTAGATCCTTGACGTTCTTCTTTGCGGTTTCCAAAGCATCCAGGGCATCGCTATACTGGGTATTGCTCTTCTGCATATCCGTTCCCATTACACGGCTTGCTTCGTCGAAGTCTTCCTGTGCTTTCGTCAGGGCATTCTGCCCGGCCGTCAGTTCCCGGGTAGACTGCGACAGCTTATCCTGTGCCATGTCCCGTTCCTTTAAGGCGTTATAATAATCTTTGGCCTTCTCGGTTTGAAAATCCTGCTTCGCCTGCGCTTCTACCATTTCTTTCATCTTCGCTATGGCCTGCGGCTGGTTTTTGATCAACTCGTCAAAGGACATGTTAAGACCGTCCACGGATCCGTTCAGCTGATCGATGATCGCTTTCGATGCCGCTTCGGAACTTACCGTGATATAGTTCGCGGACGTCAGATCGTTCAGCTTCTGGATCAGACCTAGATTCGCGTCTTCTTCGTTTCTTACCGCATCGGTACCTTTACCTAACTCATCATGAATTCTTTGTGCTGATTTTGCAGTATCGTCGCAGCTGTCGCAGAATTCCTGCATGGTCTGTTTCGATCCCTCGTAGGATTTCGTCAGGTCATCAACCTGATATTTCAGTTTGCTTGCTTCGTCGGATGTTTCCCCGTACTTCTCGCAGGCGGTATCATAGGCTTCCTTGGTATCCTGAAGCTTCTGGTAATTTTCCTGCGTGGCGTACGTCATCTTGTCCATGGAATCCTTCGAATTCGCTTCCGCATCGGCAGAAGCCACGAAGGCAGCCACAAGACCGCCGACCGCTGCCCCGATCAAAAGGAACGGACCGAGCGCCGCGGTACTGGCAATACCGGCTGCCGTAAGCGCCGGGATCAGGATGTTCGTCGCTACCGTAACGGCCGTGATTGCGCCAACGGTAACCATGAGTCCAGCTCCCAAGCCTACCATTATGGTGGACAGGACCGGTACTTTCGTGATGCCCTGCGTGATTGACTGGATGAAAGAAGTAAATCCTGACTGCAGTTTTACCAGAGCCGGGTTCACTTCCTGTCCGAGGGCAACTTTCATATTCTCCATCGAGTTCTGCAGCTTTTTCGTCGCGAAATCCTCTGTGCTCGTCATCTTCTGATAGGCGGCATCCGCAGCACCGGCCGAATTCTTCATCTGGTCCAGTACGTTGCTGTATCGTTCTGCGCCGGAATTGTAAAGGGAAAGGGCACCGACGGCAGCACGGGAACTGCCCCACATATTTGAAAAGGCCGTCGCGTCTCCATCTACCGAATCACCAAGTACCTGAAGGACATCCCCAAGGGACTGTCCCTGTGCCATCAGCTGGGAGAAGGAACTTCCGGTCTTCTCTTTCAGCGTGGCGGAAACGGTGGATCCGTCGTCTGCCAGTTCGTTCAGCATGGCACGGATGGACGTTGTAGCGTTCGCCGTATTGATACCGTTTGCCGTCATGACGGCATAGGCGGTGGAAAGATTATCCAGTCCCACGCCGTAAGCAGAGGCGACCGGTATCACCTGACCGATGGAATGCGCAAGGGCATCCACGGTCGTTTTACCTAAGTTCTGGGTTACGATCAGATAATCGCTGATCTTGCCGGCATCGTCCGCGTTCATCTTGTAGGCGTTGATTGCCGTCGTCAGGACATCCACGGCGTTTGCCGATTCGGTAAAGCCGCCTACGGCCAGCTTGTCCGCCGTTCCGACGAACTGCACCGCCTTGGCCGTATCGACCGATGCGGAAATAGCCTCATAGGTTGCTTCCGAAAGATCGGACACCGACTGTCCGGATTCGTTCGACATGGCTGTGATTGCATCCGTCATCTGCTGGGAATTGACTTTCGACTGGTCCGCGATCGTCATGACCTTGTGGATCGCTGTTTCATACTCTGCCGCAGCGTCCGACGCTTCCCGGAAATCGTTTACCATATCACCGATTATCTTTTTGGCCCCGAGTGCCGTCATGGCAGCGTTGATGCTCTGCATGGCGTCCGCCGTTGTGGTTCCCATTTCCTCACCGGCTGCACCGGCTTCCGATTCCGCATTTCCGAGTTCTCCCAGAGATCTGGAACTTTCGGTTGCGCCTTTCTGAAGATTGCTGTAGGCGTTATCGGCTGAACGCCCGATCTGGTCAAACTGGTCGGCGGCTCTCGTGCCGCCGTTTGCCATGCTCTCCAGTTTGTCGCTGATTTCATCGACCGCCTTAAAAACAACCGACAGCCCTGCTCCCGTTCCTAAAGCCACGTTACCGCCTCCTTTCTGTTATCTTCTGGTGCAAGGGTCTTCTCCCTCGACGTTTTCGGACGCGATATAGTACATTTTCGTCCGGTCAGGCATCGCATAAAAATCCTCCGGCCGGAGGTTGTGCCTCTGCCAGAGGATATGTGCCCAAAATCCCATCGAGCCCTTGCGGTTTATGAGTTTTTTGCTGCTTCGATATCTTTCTCGGTTTCTTCTTTTTCTTCCTTCTCCCGAAGACCCAGCGCGATCATGATCTGGTTGGATACATAACCGAACTCTGCGTTCGTCGGGAACACCTTAAACGGCATCTCCGTGACATCCACGCATCCGAAATACTCCATCAGCTTCGGATCCTTTAAGTTCGGGTATACGAGGGATGCCACCATCAGGTGGCGGGAAGCCTTTCCGTTGTCCCTCTCGTCCTTGTAGACAAGAGTGCCGCGGTCAATGATATAGTTGCCCTTCCGGTCCTTCGCCGGTACCCGTACGCTGTACATGTTGTTGATGTCGTCAATTTCCTTGGTTGAAAGTACCTTGATCTGAATATCGACCACGTTCCCGTTTTCGTCCTTGATCGTTTCCGGACCGGGTACCGTGATGATCTTGTCTTCTTTTGCTTCCGGACGCATAAAATATTCCAATGATTTTTCCATGACGTGACCTCCAGTTTATTGCCCCTGTGGGGCGATAGATTGACCTGTAGCGGCCTAAATGGCTGTTGATAGTGAAACACCTGAATGAAGCAAAACCCCTCGCACAGCGTTTGCCGTGCGGGGGGATTCTGTCATCAGGTCAGGCTCTTTGCTCCGAATGCGATGCTGTCTTTTACAACGTCGCCGTCGATATCGATATCCATGAACGGGATGTCTCCGGTAAAGACGACGCCCGAAAGCGTTACGGTCTCGGAACCGGAGATCGTGTAGTAGTCGGAGTCGGGATCGGACCGGGTTCCCTGAATGGTGATTTCCGGAGTGATTCCGTCCTTCTCGTACTGCATGATCAGGTTGCGCAACCTTGGCGTTGTGCGGTACTCGTCGAGAGTACCGGTGATGTCCCTGCCGATCCATCTGCGGTTCGTGCCCTTATCCCCGACCATCTTCCCTTCCCATACGGTCGGGGTATACTTGATCGAAAGCTTTGCCGCATCGATCACTTCCACGCCGTCAAAGAAGATATGTCCTTCCTTGAGGCTTAACGGTTTTCTGTTGATTGCCATAATTTATCTCCCTCCTTATCGTGTGGAGACGCTGAAATACAGCTTCTCGGCGGAATCGACTGCTTTCAGTCCGACGTTGAAATAGGTCTCATCGCCGGAGCTCTTGTCGGTATCCACGAAGAAGTCGCTGTCCAGGTCTACGTCGGTGATTGCGCCGTCATTCTCATACTGCTGAAGCAGTGCTTTCCCGAGGCCTTCCATGATGGCCCAGCCTTTCGTATCGTTCGGGAACTTGTTCGGCGGGAACGTGCTCTGCAGATCTTCGCAGAAGGAATCGTACACGCGGAGTACCCTGTTCTTCCGGTAGTCGGAAGTCTTCGTCGTCGTGAACGTATGCAGGGAGTTGATGTCGTATTCGACGACTACCTTGTCGGATTCGCTCATGGAGAAGAAGAACTCTCCGTTCTTGATCGCAAGTTCCGCTTCCTCGTTCGTCTTCGGGTCCACGACAGCGGTCGCGCCGTCGTATTCCACATAGGTCAGGGATTCGGTCTTGCTCGCGCCTGCGGTCGCACCGGCTACCCATGCGCAAGCCTGCGCATGCGTCAGGGACTTTCCGTCTACTACGACGGAGTTCGTGACGTTGATATCGCCCTCGGAATCGACCGTGGCATCCGGGATGACTGCCTGCACATAGCGTCCGGCCTTCGTACGGAGAGTCTTCATCTTCGTTACGCAGGCGTTCTGCAGCGTCGTTTCCGTGATCGGGAAGCAGAGCGTATTGAAGTGAATCGTTTCCAGTTTGTCGAGGAATGCGGTTACCGCCGCATTGTCGGACGTTCCGTCCGTGCCTCCGGTCAGGGATGTGGATGCGAAAGCCGTGAGTTCCGTTCCGGTCGTTGCACCGGAGAACACGACATAGCTTCCGCTTGCTGCCGCGATCAGGTCCGCGATCGTCTTCACGCCTTCCACCGTCTCCACCACTTCGGTACCGAGATAAACGGACACGTCGAACCCGCCGGCTGTGTTCGCGACGGATACGACGGTGATATCGTTGCCTCTGGTACCGGCGTATGCTGCGGTGATCGTAAGACCGGAAACCGTGGCAGCCGCCTTGACCCCGGAGTTGATCGGGTAGACATAGCAGGTCGTCGCACGCTTTAAGATCTCACGGATCAGGAGCATGAAGTCATTGTCATCATAGACGCTGTGACCCAGCTTTGTGATGGCGCTGTCCGGTGCTTCACAGGACAGTTTGATGAACTCCCCGCTCGGTCCCCAGTTGTACCCGACGAGCGGTACGACTGCGATACCACGGGAAGAGTTCGAGGGCTTCTGCGTCTTCTTCGACTTCACGTTGACGTATACGCCCGGTCTGATTTTGCCGACATTAATGTCGAAATTTCCACCAGCCATAATTAGTGAACCTCCTTCTTTAACCAGTTGTTGATAGTTTCAGCGACTTCGCCGATCGTATACTGCCGAAGCTGGCTCAAGCCGCTTGTTGCGCCGTCGAACGTGCTGCTCGTTACCCCGAACAGCTGGAAGCATTTGTTTCGGAGCACGCTGAACGGGAAGGCCGGTTTTGCCGGTTCTGCGTTCACAGGCTCTATCACGACGGTTTCCTGCGCTTCCGTTGCTTTCGTCTTCAGGCTTTCGTCCGAAGCGTCAGCTGAAATCTTTTTCGCCATTGCATTATCCTCCGAGGGTATTCCCGTTCATGAAGTACTGCTGTGCCATAGTCACCACCGCATCCGTATACTGGGTGTAGCGGTCCCACGTCAGCTGCAGTTCCCATACGCCGTTTTCTACCCGGTCGATTGTGGGAAAGCCTACGCGGAAATGACTGCTCGTCTTCTCGCCGTTCTCATCCACGACAGGGATCTTGCAGCGACCCGCGAGAATGGCGTCCTGTACGTTTTTCGCCATCATGTACGCTTCCGTCGATTCATGATCGAAGAAATTGACGTACATGGTGAACGGACGCTTGAACGCATTCGTGGACCAGCTGAAGGAATCCTGTCTGGGGAGCGGGTAGTAAACCGCCGGCGTCAGCATGTCTTCCGGTACTTCCTTGAAATACGAGTTGATTTTCGTCAAAATACCGTTGTAGTTGATCGGCGACAGGATGCCGTCGATAAAGTAGTAAATGCTCGCGACTTCGACCTCGAGTTTGAACATCCTATCTCCTCCTTTAAGCAAAATATGAATCGATCCATTCCTGAATCTTCTTATAGAGCAGCGTAGGCATCATCTTGTACATGATGTCGATGGCGGATTCCCAGTAATGGGAACCTTCTACCCAGTGCTGCTTCAAGAGCATTCCGGTCTTTTTGCTTGGGTCGTAAACGAAACGTTTCCCTTTCCACACGCCCGGAACCCAGCGTGTCTCCACGCCGGGCGGGTTTGTGTTGTGGCCCTTGTCCGCCCACTGCGCATACTCCACGTTCGTCCCGATCTCCAGCGAAAGGTCGCCTTCGTTCAAGATATAGAGATTTCCCTCGGCGCCTTTCTGGAAGGAGTTCAGGAGCAATCTGGTATCGACGGTTTTTTTCCGTATGATCTCATCCTGCACGACGCGGAGGAAATCATCCCCCAGTGCCTGAAGAAAGAGCAGAAGCTGTTGCTTCAGCTCCCCTTTCCCGGCCTTGTCAAATTTGTCGATGAGCTTACGGAAATCTTCGGAATCTACTTTCACATATAGTCCCATCAGATTGCTCCTTTCACTTTGCCCTTCCGCTGGATCGTGACAGCGATATGGTGTTCTTCCTTGGTGCGCATGTTGATGATCGACTTCGGGATCTCGGCAAAATAGATCAGGCCGTTTTCCTTCCATACGATCTTGTCATTCACGCGGACATCCGTTCCGGCGGGTAAGTTAACCTTCCCGTTCTCGATATACTCGTTTACCGATTCGGTCTGCGTGAGCGACGCGGAGGGATTGATCTTGAAGTGGCACGGAACGTCTGCTTCATCCGGGGTGTCCGGGTAGGAGAAAGAGTTAGTCGTGACACCGAATCCAATTCCGACCCCGGTTGCCTTCGCCAGATGATAGATATCACATTTGTGATCCCACAGATTTTCGATTGCCATTTCTGCCCTCCTTTACAGGCGTATCAGTTTCAGTCTCATGCTCCCGTAGGTCTCCCCGAGAATATACGGGGAAAGGAGCGGCCCCAAGCCCAGCGAGTCGATCAGGTCCGTGTCGCTGTACGTGTACGAATAATCGTCGAACGTCTCAGACTGTACGGTTCCCTTCGCTGACTGAATGGCTTTCAGGGCGTATGCTTCGGCAAGCATGATGACCGCTTTCCGCACATCATCCGGAATATCACTTTTGTACGCATCTGCCGTGAAGTCGTTGTGAGTACGGAAGATCACATACGTTTCTGCCCGAGCGATGTCGAAGGCAAGCAGCGTAGAATCTCGCTTCTTGACCGCGTCGTTCTGCGTATACGCTACGACTTCTTCCGGCTTTACCCACGGCCGCGTCATATCAGGACTCGAATCCGGGGACCGCGTCGGATTTCTTCGACGCCTTGCCGCCCTTGACAGGGACGTCATCTACCGTGATCGTTCCGGTCTTTGCTTCCGGGACTTCCGCTTTCGCATCGTCCTTAACTTCTTCGAAGTGCCCGCTGTCAAGCAGATACTTCTTTAAATCCGCATCTTCGACGGTAACCGGAACGCCTTTCACAGCGTCAAACTTCACTTTCCCGAGCACATGGTAAGATGCGCCTTTCGTCAGTAACAGTTTCGACATGGTATTTCCTCCTTATCAGAGTGATTTAAGATTTTCGATGATTCCGGTTGCGTCGACTTCCTCAATGATGGAGTCGATGTCGTAGTGGATCACATAGAACCGCTTGTCCATCATGATCGCTTCCTTGCCTTCGGTGGTCTTGCGGATCTGCATTGCGTAGGTGTTGACCTCGCAAAGGTTCTGCGGATCCGTGAGCAGGATGGTGTTATCATCCATGGACGGGCACTGCACGGCGGGGATGGCAGCCGGGGACTGGTAAACCGCATCCGGGACCGCTCCTCCGTTCGTGATGACTTTGTTCATGAGGAACAGGGTCCATGCCTGCGCTCGCTTCGGGCTCATGAGCCAGCGGAGTTTTCCGTTGTTGTACTTGTTCGGCAGAGCCTGAAGGGCTTTGTAGAACATGTCAAGGCTCATTTCGGAAGAAGCCGCATCCGTCACATGACCGCCGGCTTTGATCTTCTTGATCCATCCGTTGTTCAGCTTCAGGAATGCGTAATCCGCAACCGTGGAAGCGGTTTCCTTGTCGCCGTTCAGGCAGAGGTCTTCGTTGTCGATACCGACCTGGGTTGCCATGAGTCCGGTGATTACATTCTCGAGGTTCTGTCCTTCGATGTTCTCCCGAAGGGCTTCCTCGGTGATTTCCCACGGCAGACGGACTGCCACGGTGCTGTAGGTGACGGCGCTGGTGTTGATGCCGGCGCGGTACCCATCGTCGTTGTTCTCCACTTTGGCGCGGAGCAGACGAGATCCGATGCCGATCTTGTCGATCTCTCCGGATTTCGCAACGCGCATTTCATGGCGGACCATCGGTCCGAGGTTCGTTGCTTCGAAAGTCTGCTGCAGGAACTTCTTGGACTGTTCCGCGGAAAGCAGGCCATGGGTCAGCGCGCCCGTGTTGATCGGGTCATTCGCTGCTTTGTTGATGATGTCGATTGTGTTAGGCATAAATGTTTTCCTCCTTATGGTTTGATGTTGGTTGAAATTGGTTACAGGATCCCGTGGAGATAGTGCTCTTCGCTCTTCTTCACGGTGCTTCCGGCCGCTGCGTTCAGATTGCTCTGGATGCCGCGCGCCTTCATGACCAGGTCGATCTTCTCCGTGACCGGGGCAACGGCTTTGCTTACCGCTTCCGCGATCATCTTGCTGACCTGTTCGGGCGTGACTGCTTCAGGTGCCGCTGCTGCCGGTGCTGTGTCTTCGGGTTTCTTCTCACCCTCCGTGCCTGCTGCCGGGGCAGCCGGTTCGGTTGCGGTCGCTGCGGGCGTGGTCGGATCTGTAGCCGGTGCGGCTGCAGGAGCTCCCTCGTCTTTCTGGATTCCCGATAATTTTTCTTTGATCGGATCCAGACTCTTGGCGATCTCTTCCTGAATCAGCTTCTGTACTTCTGCCTTTTCCATCGCTTCTTCCTCCTTCTCTATTTTTGTTGTGTCCGGATCCGTTTCTCCTTCTTCGAACTGTGCAAGAAACGATCCCAAACTCTCATAGATCCCTTTCAGGGTCTTATGATTCGTGGATGATAATTTCCGGCCCGACTTCATGACCGGAGATTCCTCTGCCGCTTTCTGCAGTGCCATGGAAACGGAATCCTGTGTCAGCAGGTTCGTGATGACGTCCGAGAACTCCGTAAGTGCCTGACGGATCTTTGTTTCGTCCTTCTCATACTCCGGATGATCGCCCGGGTATCCATCATGCGGATATCTGCAGAGCATTCCGTTCAGGGTATCGAACGCGGTATAGAAGTTCGTGTTCCGGATGTGCTCGGCGTATTCCTCGGTAAACGAATCGTCTTCCTTGCGGACGACGTCGTAACCGAAGAGCCGCGCCAGTCCTTTGACGAACGGCGCTACCCGCTTCGTTTCGTTCTTGGTGACGGGGTCAAGGTCTACATCCTCTTTCCCTCTTTCCGCCATGCCGCCCATTGAGAACCCGGTGATTTCGCCTTTCTTGATGGCGGTCCACACATCCGGATCCGTTACCTCGACGGTCATGACCCAGCTGCCCTTCTTTACGGGCTTTTCCTCGATCGTCATGTCGGACTTGGCGACGAAGGACTCGACGACGGAACACCCGGCGCACTTCTCGAAGTTGTGCTGGATGTCCACGGCCCCGGAGTTCTTCATGAACCACGATTCTGCCTTGATGATCTCTTCCTCGGTCATGTACTCGCCCTGCGTATCTTCCGTGTCCGGTTCATACACGATCCCGGTCACGAAATGTCTGTCTGCGTCAGCTTTGAGGATCCTGCCGTAGGTGGTGAACTTCGCCGATCCGTCATCCGCTTTCGTGATGAGGAACTGCTTCTTGTTCGCCGCTTTATCGACCAGGGACACGAAGCTGATCTTCGCATTCGTGATAGCGAATGCCTTTGTGATTGCTTCTGGCAATTTCTCCACCTCCTTATGGTTTTTGCTGTTTAACGGACAGTTCCGAGATAATAAGGATCACCTCCCTTCATGCGTCCGGTTGATGGTTTCCGTTCTTCTCTGCATGGGTAATCCTCCTTTCTCGCTTTCAGGCATGAAAAAAGCACCCTTTCGGGTGCCGTGTTACTTCTTCTTTGACCTTGCGATCTCCGCTTCCAGCTGCGCCTTGGCGTCGATTTCGTCATCAAACGACGCATCCCGCGCATCGATGATGTCCTGCTGCATCTGCTGCCGTTCCTCAAGGCTGTACCCGAGAATGTTCTCGTCCGCGATCGCACGGCAGACGCAATGACAGTTGATGGATTCGCCCGGCGGAAGGTTCGGGTCCCGTGGGTACATCGGATAGTAGGTATTCCCGTCGGCGCCTTCCAGCACGAACGGTTCATCCTTCCCCACGATCTGCCCGCTGATCTTCACATGATTGGGCCGGGGTTCGATCTTATAGGCCCCGGAATGCACCCACTGTTTCTTTGAGGCTGCCGGGTCTTGGATGATCGCCTCGTTCTGCGCCACCGAATGGCACCGGAGCATTTCTGTTAAGGAGATGCGCTGTGCCTGATAGTACTCGTCACGCCATTCGCCGTCCAGGATCATCCGGGAGACTTCGGCGACGGACTTCCCTTCGTTTACGGAAGACACGATCAGGTTCGATACCTGCCCCTGCGTCGTTTCCTCTACCCATGTGTCAAGCTGTCCGCCCCAGGAAGCCATCCATGCGCTAGTCCGTTTCGTGAGCGTATCGACGACCAGTCCTCCGTCCGAATCCTGCATGTACTCGTTCGCGAGGTCCAGAACGTTGTTTCCGTACATCCGCATGACCGCTGCCGATATCCTCTTCCCGGTCTTGTCCTTCGACATGACATTCTTCAAATTGCGCATGACCTTCGGATCGTCGATCGGCGTGTCGTCCCCGATGGAATCTAAAGCACCGGCCACGTCCTCCGACTGGCTCTGCAGCTCGTCCGCGATCTCGTCCGAGGTGTCGTTCACCTGCTTTACGGTCTGCTTCGCTTTCTTGTATCCCTGACTGCGCAGGGTCTTTTCCAGATTGTCATCCGCTTTCGCAAGGTACCGGTCAATCTCGTCTGCGATAGGGCCGGCGTCCTTTAAGATCGCATCGATCAGACGGCTCATCATTTTCCCTCCCGGTATTCACGCAGCGCCTTCCGGATTTCCTTCATGATCGGGATCAGGTCATCCCGTCCGTCTTCCGCTGCCTTCTTGATCTGCTTGTCCATTCCCTTCAGGTCGTCCGCCGTTACCTTCGCCGACTCCGTGACATCCGCGTTCTGCGCATCTTCCGCCGCTTTGGTGCCTGTCTTCTTCGGCGGGTTCTGCGGCTGCTTGTCCGTTGCCTCTGTAGGCTTCGATACTGCGCTGTCGGGCTGTTTCTGACCGTTCAGGTTATTTAATGCGGCCGCGTTCTCCTGTGCCGTTACGGCTGCGTTCTTCTCGGAAGAGATGCGGTTCTGCACCGCGATCGGCGTATCGCCCCAGTCTCCCTCGTAGTCTTCGCAGTTGTCTTTCCCGAGGGTCTTGTACGTCAGTTCCTTGGCGACGTTCGGGGTAAGGCCGCCTGCCTGGTTCGTGACGGCGAGGATGCCGCGGATATCGTCCGGGTTCGTGATGTCGGGCGATTCGAAGTACGCTTCCACATACTTGAAACCGTAGTCGTTCAGGAGCTTGTTGTTGATGATCCATGCGAGGGCGATACGCTCCGGCTGGAACACCTGCTTCTCCGTCACTTCCATGGCTGCCTGTGCGGTCGCCCGGTTGAAGTCCTTCGTGTACCCGACATACAGGTCCGGCAGGAGGAATGCGCTCTGCACTTTCTTCCGTCCGTTCTCCTCATAGTCCTGAAACAGTTCATCCTTCTGCAGGATGGATGCGAGGTCCTTGATCTCGACGTCCGGTTTCTCCTTGCCCTCGAAGTCGGTCGTCGTTTCGTCGTTCTGCGCTTCGAGCAGAAGGAACGAATGCTGTCCCGCCTCACCCCGGATATCATCCATGTACGTCTGCAGGGCGGTTTCCGATTCGGACGAGAGCGTTCCGTTCTTGATGATAATCATGAGCGGCGTATGTCTTCCGAGACGGAAATAGTTGTTGTTTAAGATCTCGGCCCTGCGGTTCCCGTCCACGGTCAGCACCTGTCCGATCCAGCGTACTTCCCCGTAGGGCATTTCTCCTAACGCAAACTCGATGATCTCGTTCGCCTGATCCTGAAGCTCGACCGGATCCGACTGCGAATCCCTCTGGTCCGAAGTGACCAGTTTGTTGTCCACCACGTACAGGCCGTTATGCTTGTTCATGGTCCGGGGATCCCCGAACTCCTTGAAGTAGACCGTTTTTCCGTTCAGTTCCTGCTTGTATTTCCGGAACATCTTCTTCCGTGTCATCTGCTCGCCCTTGTAGAAGTACGGCGTTTCAATGTACGGTTCCATGGGATAGGTCTTGGTGATCGTCGGGGTGTCGATGATGAAATCCATCTCGATCACATGCCCGTCGATATCCCGGATCACTTCCGCATAGGCGATCCCGTACGTTTCCCTCGACGTGATGATCTTCTCGAAGAGCTCCTTCGTCTGCATGTCCATGTTCAGGAGGGCAAGCGTTTTCTTCAAGAGGTCGAACTCCGTCGTCATCTCGTCAGATTCCTCATCGTAATCGTCGTTGTACTTCACGTTCAGCCCGAAGCCCGCGATATTGTTCGCATAGGCACGGATGCACTGCGGAAGGATCGTCGAGTCATCCACGAGGACTTTCAAGCCCCGCTGGTCGATCGGCGAATAGATCCATTCCGAGGCATTCGTCAGGTTCGTATTCGTGATCTGCTCCGGCTTATCCGATTTCTCGACCGGTTTATACCGGTTCGTGAACACGTCCGGGGTCTCAAACTTCCGCGACTGAATGACCTTTACCCCGTACTTATTGTGCTGACCCATTCTCGGTTCTCCTTTCTTTTCCGAATTTGACCGGCAGGAACACGAGGAGCATGCAGTCCGCTTCATCCGGGCTATGCAGCCCGCGCTTCTTCATCTCTTCCTTGCTCTCTACCTTCTGTTTCCCGTTGCTCAAAAATCCGTATTTCCGGACGGATAACTCCCCGACCAGGTCGTCATCGTTCGGCAGTACGATCTCCGGTATTTTCTCTTTTCCGCTCTCGTCCGTCGGCTCGATCAGGTCTTTCAGGACCGCCATCATGTAAGTGGTGGTGTCCGCGTAATACTTATGCTTGATCGGCTGTCCGAAGTTCACGGCCACGACTTCCATCTGCTCATAGAGTTTCGGGTTGTCGAATTTGAACTTCCGGAGCTGGTCCACGACGCCGCCGCCTACGCCGCCGTCATCCACCTTGATCGCGATCCGTTCCTTGTACCGGAACCGGTCCTTCAGGTGGAGGTATAACTGTGCGAGCGTCGATGCCGTCCATGTGGTATCCTGTCCGTTCACCTTCTTGAAGATCTTCGAATATTCATTCACGCGGTACCCGATGCAGGTCTTGTCATCCCCGAACCGGGCCACGTCGCATCCGATCGAGATGTTCGCCACCCCGGAGAAATCCGGGGGAAGCAGCGTGCCGTCTTCGTTCTTGTACCGCCCCAGGGCTTTCAGGGTTTCGTCCGAGATCTCCGTCTTGATGCTCTGCTCGATCCAGCTGATCGGGATGAACACATCGTCTTCCTGCAACGGAAACTCGCCCTTGATACGCACCCGGACCACGTTGCTGTTCTCTCCGTACTTCCGCTTCATGGCTTCGATGCTGTCCTTGTTCGTCCGCTTTACGTCTTCACTGGATACCGTGTGGCACTTGAACAGCGCCCGGTCCGACGTGAACGCGTCGTGGAACATCCCGGAGTTCTTCGTCGGGTTTCCCATCATCAGCAGTTTGTTGTTCTTGCCGGCCAGCGTACCCATGACGGCTTCCATAATGGGCTCAGAGACGCCCGGTGCTTCATCGACGATAAAGAGCATGTTGTCTTCGTGGAATCCCTGCATGTTCTCCGGTTTGGTCGCTGTCCTTGCGACGGCGAACCACCGCTTCTCATAGCCCTGCATGTATACGTAGGTCTTGGTCCACCGTAAGATCATCGGCAGCAGGGGGTTGTTGTTCATCCACTTGTCGATCTCGGACCAGAGGATGTCATGCAGCTGCTGCTTGGTCGGTGCGGTCGCCACGATCCGGGGAAAGGAAAAGCACGTCAGGAACCAAAGAAGCGATGCCGCTTCCACGGCGGTCTTGCCGACGCCCTGTCCGGACTTCACAGCGACGTACGGGTTATCCCGAAGATCGTTCAGGACCTGCTTCTGCCAGTCGTCGCAGTTCATCCGCAGGACTTCCTTCGTGAACACGACGGGCTCGGCCTTCCAGATCGGAACGGATTCCGCTATGAAATCCTTCAGCCAGCTACTCTCCATCGTTTTCATGTTTTCGTTCCTCCATGACCTGCTGCGCCCATACTCTTAGGGCTTCGTTCGCTTCCGCGGATCCGTGCATGCGTTCCTTCTCCAACCGGATCTCGGCCAGTGCCTGAATGGCCCGAGACTTCTTCTCCTGTACGACCGACAGTTCCCGTTCCAGACGGATCACGATGTTGTCCTTGTTCTGCGTCATGCTCTGCAGGTTGTAAGATTCACCCGGCAAACGGTCGCCGGCGTCGATCTTTACCTGCTGCCGTCTCTCATATTCGGCCTTCTCTTCCTCGTCCTTGAACTTCCGCTTCGTTTCCATCATCTGCTGCGCGTCGAGGTAGATTTCCGAACCCGACTTCCGGTACTTGTCGATCGCCTTCATGATCCGCCGCTCCCGGATGGAGTACAGCGCGATCTGTTCTTCGAGGATATCTTCCTCGGATTTCGGCATGTTATTCAGCAGTTCCTTCTCGTCATCGTCCAGCGTGTCCCAGTAGATCCGGGAATAGGCTTCATGCCTTTTGGTATTCGGATCCGGATTCCCCCTGTTGGTGCTCCCGGCAGCGTTTACGTTTCCCTTCTGCCCGTCACTCCGGTGTTTCCGAACGCTCGCTTTCCGTTCGGTTTCGTTCGGTTTGGAATCCGAACGTTCGGATTGTTTTTTTTTAGCACCCGGGGTCCACTTGTGGTCAAACTTCCAACGGCGGACGGTCGATGCCGGAACTTTCAGTTTTTCCGCGATCTCGACCAGTTTCGATCCCTGCTTGAACATCTTGTAAGCTTCGCGGGCTTTCTCACTCGGTGCCCTTGGCATTCCCCGTCCCTCCTTCCGGTTTGGTTGTTTTTCGTATTTCAGACCATGCCGCCGGAGACTGCCCCGGCGCCGTAATTTAGCGGTTTGCTCGTCATTTCGTGCTTACTGCGTGTGGATATGTTTATAACTTGGTGATGAACGAGGCCTTGGAATAGCTTTTATGGTCTCCTGCCATCATCCGAAGAAAATCCTCTTTCGAGAAGTCGGAGAGCCGGAACACTTCCTCGGGTTTCATCCCGAGCTGCTTTCCGATCTCATCCACGGTCTTTCCCGAGTCAAGGAGTTCTTTCACGATGTGCTTCATGGGACCGAGGAGATGCGTGCCGCGCGCCCGGTTATGGGTCACGGTGCCGTAGATATCCTCCGCATGGTCCGCATGGGCCACGATCACGACCGGCACTTTCCCGCCCAAACGCTCGTAAAGCGTGCGGCGGTCGGCATGTTCGGACGGCGGGATATACTTCCAGTCCGGTCCCGCTACCATCCAGCGGTGGAAACCGTCGATGATAGTCATATCGGGACGGCAGACGATCGGAAGCGTCCATCCGTTCACGAAAATGCTTTGTGTCAGCAGTTCGAGGTTTTCCCGGCTTACACGGTTGGGGTTGTAGGAATTGGGCTTCAAATCCTCCCGGTTCACCCACCGAAGCGTAGTGGAAGGCTGCATGATCTTATCCATTCTGTGTCACCTCCTTCCTCTTGGCTTCCTGAATGTACCGGCCGTAGATTCGGGAGTATAACGCCCGGAAGGTTCTGAGCTTCGGATCTCCTGAGATCAGTCCTTCATAGATCATCTTGCATTCCTTATCCGTCACGATAGCGGATACCTGCATGAAGAAGTTGCGGTACCGTTCCGCGATATAGCGTTTATGCTCGTTTGGGAAGTAGGTATCCATGTGCGAGAACATCGTGATCAGCGTGCCTCGGTAATCCTTTGCGTTTTCCCCTTCCTCGTTCTTCTTCCGTACCCGGGAAGATCTCCCGAACATTTCGGAATCCCAGTAAAGGGCTGCGAGGTAGGCGTTCGGTTCCCTCTTAATCACCCGGTCCATCAGATCGGGGTAATATTCGTTCATCTTCACGAGGGAACGTGCGGTATCGACGGAAAAGAACTGGGAAACCCGTAACTGTCCCCGGTTCGTCCCTGCCTGCCACAGATATAAGTAAATGTCCGGGATCTCCACCTGATTGTTCAGGAGGAAAAGCCAGACATCCTTGTTGGTCCAGTCGTAGATCGGGAATACCTGATGCTTGTTCGTCATAGACTTCCCGGCCCGGTTCATGGCTGCTATGTTCTGAAGCCGCTGCACGGATTCCGCCGTCCTGATCCCGGTGATCGTAATGCCCGAGGTCGTTGTCCGCGGCAGGAAATCCTGATAGGCGTCGATCCGCGGCCGTAGCAGCGGGTGATTCCGGATCGCGAAAGGCGGCGGCTGTCTTACCCATACGTCTTTCTTCAGGCGGTCCCAGCAGTAGAAGCTTTCGTCATTCGACAGCTCGTTAAAGCAGTTGAAGTGATGCACCTCCACGCAGTACCACTCAAAGGATGCCCCTGCCATCAGGAACCGTTGCCGCCAGTCCTTGACGGTCTTCTCGATACAGGGGAAGATGGCTTCCTCGTCGATAAACTGCACCGTCAGCTGGTGCGGGTCAATTTTGCCCTGGTGGATCAGGTCCATGACGAGCGTTGCCATGCAGAGGGAATCCTTGCCGCCGGAAAAACTCATGAACACCGGAAGATTGTTCCGGAACACGTTCTCGATCCGTCTTCTTCCGGCTTCCACCACATCGATGTCTCCCGTCTTCCTCCTTACAGCCATATCTTCTCGCCGCATTTCGGGCAAACGACAAAAGGCCGGTCCCCGCCAGACGTATCATTCTGGACCGGTACCGGCACGATCGACGCTCCCTGCGCTGTTTCCGGCGCGTGTGCGTTCCTGCGTTCTTCCTGCTCCCGTATCTCCTGTGCTTCCTCCGGCGAGATCGTCCCGTACCCGGAAAGCTGTTCGGTGACGCCTGCCGTATCCGCGACCATCTGGGTCAGCAGTTCCGTATCATAGCCCGGTATGTCAAGATCCCCGTTTAAGTCCGTCAGGAATTCATTGAACGTATCCAGGTTCTCAATGCCGAGGGAAAAGATCTTGTTGTCGGCAATCATGAGCTTTTTCTTCTGGTTCGGGGTCAGCCCTTCCATCTTCAGGACGTCGGCTTTCTCCTTCCCCATCCGGACGAGCGTTTCGTACAGCCCGTTCCCTGCGAGGATCACGTTATCCTCGTCTACCACGATCGGCCGCAGCTGCCCGAACATCGTAACGCTGCGCTCAAACTCCTTTAACTGCTGCTCGGTATGGATCCGGACGTTCTTCTCCGGCTGCTTCAATGCCGAGAGCATCATAGCTACTGCTTTCATGCTGTCCTCCGTTCTGGAGGCGCAGCGGCAAGTGGTTACCGCCTGCAAGCGGTGAGATAATCGGTTTCCGAGTCGATCCCGGCTGCAGATGCGGCTTCGACGATCGAATGGTCGATCCCGTCTACTTCCGCCCAGCCGTTCTCCGTGGTGCCGGTCCATTGTCTTGCCGGCCACGGGTGCGTTCCGCACAGATACCCGTTCTTCCACCCGTAGATCGGGGGGAGGTTCAGGCTGCGGTAATGGATGTACGCGAGGATGTCCTCATGGGTCCAGTCCGATAAGGGGCTGTACCGGGTCACTCCCGCGGAATTGGTGTAGGTATTGGAACCGCGCCCGACATAGTTTCCGTCTGCCTTCCGGCGTCCGAGCAGCAACATGTCAAGGCCGTTGTCCTTGTAATACTGTGCCTGTCCCCGGTGCTGCACGATGTGGAACCAGAGTGCGGCTGCCTTCGAATCCTTCGGGAACAGCATTTCCGGATGGCGTTTCAGCCAGTCCAGATCCTGATGGGTGTTTATGGTCGTAAGCCCTTCCGGGCTGTTATGGTCGATCCACTCGACGAATGCCGGGTACTCCAGGTCGCACCGCACCAGTACGCAGGGGATGATCCCCGCTTCCCGGCATAGGTTTCCGAGGACGATGCTGTCTTTCCCCGCGCTCCATGCGTACGCCGCTTTCTTCCCGGCGGTCTGCTTTCTGATCTCTTTGACCGTCTTCTTCGCCAGTTTGTCCAGGTCCGATTCGCTGACTGCTTCCTCGATATGTGCTACCGCTTCGAGCCAGCTGTCGTTCGTGATCGTCTGTTTCTTCCCGAGTCGGTTCATGCGGCTGCCTCCTTCCTTCTCGAAACGAGGATTGCCACAAAACCGGCCAAGAGCACGCTTAACAGGCTGCCCGCTGTTTTATATCCGGACAGGTTCTTAACGGTACCGTAGGCGAATATAGGAAGCCCCACGGACATCGCCGTGATGACTCCTGCCGCCACACCGTTTCCGGTCAGTTTCTTCCCGGTCAGCGTCAGGATCGTCGGCAGCAGGGTCGTTGCCCGGAGCGTTCCGTAGATCAGGAACATCTTCGTGACCGTGATGCCCGGTATGTTGGCGATCGCAATCCCGATCCCGAGGATCAGGAGCATGGCCGCTTTCGGGATTCCCGTGCCGTTGTCCTTCGTGATGTCCGTCGTCAGGCTTGCCGCTGCGCACAGGTCGGAATCTACCGTGCTCATGAGTCCCGAGATCAGCATATACATGAACGGGACGAGCACCCATGCCGGCAATATTGCCTGAATGAGTTCCAGGTTGACCGTTCCGGCATCCTTCGGGATGAACCCGGTTCCGGCTGCGATGAATCCGAGGATCCCCATGGAAAGCGGGACCACCGCGAAGAACAGGGCACCTAGGACGAATGCCTTCGTGATCTTCGATTCTTTGATGCAGAACGCTCTCTGCCAGAAGCACTGGTCTCCGAACGGTCCGCTGATCAGGCCGATCGCCGTCGGCAGCCCGAACCCGAGGAACACCTCAAGGCCTTTCTGCCCGAAAAGGCTTCCGTACTCCCCGGTGATGCCCGAGAGCTTCACCGCCGACCACCCGCCGTTCAGTTTCAGGGCCCACGGCACGAACAGGATGCACGCCGCCAGCATGAAGAGCATCTGGAGCACATCCGTCAGGACCGAAGCCCGGATCCCGGAGAACTGCGAATAAGCGTAGGCGATCGCCGCCAGCGCCACCGTCACGAACGGGAACGATAACCCGGTCGTCATCGACATGATCTTGCCGCCGGCAAGGAGCTGCACCGCTGTGGACAGGATCGATAGCATCGACAGTTCAAAGAGATAGGCGTTCTTTGCCGCCTTGCTGTGGTACCGTTCGTACATGTACCCGGATAAGGTAATGCCCTGCGGCATCTCCTTCCGAATCTTCTTCGCGAATGGAATGAACACCAATAGGCAGACCACGTTCGGGACAAGGAACCAGAACAGCCCTGCAAGGCCGTTGCTGTATGCCTTCTCCGCCGAAGTGAAGAGTGCCGGCGCCCAGATCCAAGTGGCCGCTATGCTCATGGCCGATACCACCGGCCCCATGCTGCGGTCCGCAACGTGGAAGCTCTCCCCTGTCTTCGCACGCTTCGTGAAGATCATCGTTGCCGTTATCATAATCGCTGCGTAAATCAGTAAAAACAGTATTCCCTGTAGTTTCATAAGACCTCCTTCAGTCTTTTATAGGATTGAAGGAGCAGACGGAAAAACCCCGGTACGATGCAGGGGATTGCACCGTCCGGGGTTCGTCTAACATAACCAGGATTTTACGCTTATCATCCTAAACTTTTGAAAATAGAGTGTCAATGGAGACTTTTTGGAGAAGGTATATTTTCGATTTGTTTTGATAAATATGCTTATTTAATGGACGGTAAGCCCGTCAACTCCGAAAATCAGGGCCGATAGGCTTTCGATGGAGTTCTTCTCGTCGTCATACGTGAGATCGAGCGAAACATGCCACTTCTCCGCCAGTTCCTTCCGGGACATCTTATCCTCCGCGATATACATCCGGTAGATCAGGTCATACCTTCTGGCCGCCATATCGGTATTCTCATTTGTGCAGTACACTTCGAACAGCTTCAGCATCGTCTCCACATGGGAAACGATGATGGCCGTCCTTGTGGCCGACCGACGGATGGACTCCACGATCATTTCGTCGTCGTACATATCCATCATGGAAAGCAGTACGTCCGCGGCAGATTCCCCCATCTGCGTCCGTCCGAATACGGAATTCTCGGCATTCAGCTTCAGCATCCGGAAATTTCTGAGTAGCAGTTTCGTGTTATGGTACCGGCGGTCCGTGATCTGCTTCGCTGTCTTCCTGCGTTTCTCGTCATACTTTGCGATTCCGGACATCACGCCCGTTTCCATCGCCCGGGTAAGCATTTCCTGCAACTGATCTTCCCCGAGCTGCACCACTACCTGCTGCTTTCCTGATTCCATTTTCCTTCAGCCTCCCACCATGAAATTTTATTCCCCTTTTTCTACTATCTGGATCTCTCCGGACAGATCATGAACGGATTTCTGGAATCTTGCTTCCCGTCTTGTCATTTCTGATATCCTTTCTCCATCATATGAAGTTAACATATTGAAAGCAAGGTTAATTTTCTTTCGGTTTTTCCTTTATTTCCTGTACTTTTTCTGTACTTCTCTGTACTTCATTAACAGGTAGATCGACCGCAAGAACTTTCAGAACACCATGGAAAATTCTTTCGTTCAGCTTTTCATTATCCCGCATGGTGACCCGCATATACTTCACGATATCCGGAGTCATCTTCTCGATCAATCCGGCGATCACGGCATTGATAACATCGTTCGGATGATCCTGCAACAGATCTTTATTTCTCAGAGAAAAGTACTCGTCAGCTTCAATCGTTATCAGATGCTGGCTGATCGTGGATGCCGGTACCGGCGCCGCATCTGCGAGGGTAACTTTCTCCGCCTTTTTCCTATTCGCTTCCTGTTCCTTCCGGTCCTTCTTATAAGCCGGCTGCACGCTGATAAAGGCAATCATGCAGAACACTCCAAATCCGGCCATAACAAACAGAACGATCTGTAAAAACGGATAAAAATCATTTGGTACCTGCATCCTGTTTCTCCTTTCCGGTCTTCTCAAGACCGAGTTCCCGGATGGCGGCATAAACCGTAGGAGATGAAGCGCCTACTTCGTCCGCGATCTTCTTGACCGGCCAGCCCGCCTTGAACAGGGCTTCCACCTTCGGCAGATCCAGCTTCATGCGTTTCGTTATTTTCTCCTTCGAAGCTTCTTTCAGAACGATTTTTTCAGCTGTCATTGCCTTTTCCGGTTCTCCGTTTTTCTTTGCGATTTCCATCATCTTCTGTTTGTAATCATGGGCGTCCGGTTCTTCGAACTGGGAATCGAATTTCTTATCAACCGCTGCCGGCTCCCTGCGCAGGAACACGAGCGGTTCAAACAGGTCTTTGGCATCCACGACCATTTTGCTGGACGGATCCACGACGATTACCTGAACGTTCTTCTGATAGATCTTCACCGCTTCCTCCGCGGTGATCTGCTTATATATCTCCATTCTTCGCTCCTTTCAATAAACCACTTTTTATCCATTGCTTATATTGTTGTATGCTTGTTATATAGGCCGTACCTGGTTCAATTTGTATGTCATAATCAAAAATCGGATAAGGACAATTCGATTCACAGCATTCTTTATGAGTTTCCTTACAAAACCTTTTTCCCGAATCTGATTCCTTCGCAAGCAAAGGAGATGTAGGCATACACATATAATTATTCGGACATTTTTCTCCTACTTCGATTATGTTTACACGTCTACTCATTGTTCCGTCCTTCCCAGTCAAAAAATATCCTTCCTTCAGCATCCTGAATAACATTTTCGTTATCTGATACTTCATGTATTGCATACCCATCACTCAATATCGTTTGTCCTTTAAAGTCCGGAAGAACAGCAACTATTTCATTCAGTTTTGTTGTTATTACGATCATTGTTCCGTATCCTCGTTGCAATATTTAACATTTATCTTCT